AACTAATGCCTTGCATTTCTCTTGGTGCTATCTGATATGATAAGCCATTACTCTTTCTGTAATAAACTCTAAAAGTGCCTTGTGGTAAATTACCGTAAACTCCGTCGGCAAAAGCAAGATCAACTCTGTCACTTTCTTTGGTCAACACAGAATAGATATTTCTAATATTTGATGCAATGCTGTTATAGGCAATGTTATTACCAATTAAAGATTGTACTTTAGTCCATTCTTCTATTTGTGCTCCTGCACTGTTTAATCTAAACAACCAAACATCGTTTTCATTGATGTTATTAGAATCTACGGCTACGATTTCATTTGACTTAGGTACATCTATAGTAAAATCTGCTAATTCTAAACTACCCTGTTTGAACAAAAAGAAAAATCCAGTATTGGAACTTGTGCCGCCTCGACCGTCATTCTTATAAACAAACCCTAGTTGGTTGGATGGAGTTGGTGCTTCTTCATAGATAGTTTCGCTGCCTCTAAATGCTGTGCTTACAATTTCAAAAGGCATTTGACGACCAGCAACAATTTTATTAAAAGTAAACACAGGAACATCAGTGGATGATGTTCTAAGTCTGTATTGTTCTGTTAGAATTCCATCGATAATTGAAGATCCTTGGCTGCGGCCAAACTCTGTGTTATCGCTCATAGCAGCATTCAAAACTGTGATAAATTGTTCTGCCCAGTTTTGATTTGTTGGATCATTCCAGATAATTGTTTGTTGTGCTAGATTTTTTCCGTTAGAATCTAATATATTTTCTGTGGTACTTACTGTGTCAAATTTTAAAAGACCGGTAGCAGGAATATTTCTTTTGGCATTATAACTTAACATTCTAGCCAAACGTAAAACACTTTCTTTGCGCTCTGCTAGTTCAATAAAATTTTCTCTAGAAGCAAGATCAATACGGAAAGCAAGACTTTGACCAAGAAAAGCCATAGCATCAATCAGTGCTAGATATTCAGAACTTTCAATATAATCGTTGAAATCTTCCGGATAATTTTCACGGAAATATGCGATTATTACCCTACGAAGATTTTCAAAATCGTAGGATTTGAAGTCAGCATTTTTAAATGTCTGATAAATCCTAGTCCAATCTTCGTTAAGTATAAGGCTATTTTGTCTTGAAGTTGTGGTCATTTTTTATCTCTATCACGTATTTATTTTGCAAAATTAAGTGGTCAGTTTATAATATTATTTTCTTTATCAAAATTAAAAACCATTCTTTCGTTGATGTTAAACGGCAAATAGGCTATATCTGCTTCTATTCTAATGCCCATGTCAGTGGCATCAATACTAACACTGTTAATGGCTATTCTAGGATCATAGTTAATGATCTGTTCCACATCTTCAGTGATTAATCGTTTAACTTCTTCAGTGAACGGTTCAAATATCAAATCCCAGATTACTGTTCCAAAATCTGGATTCATTAATTTTTCACCTTTTCTAATATAGAAATGATTGATAATATCCTGCTTTACTAGATCTATATCGTAGACTTTAAATTTATTTTTAGTCTCTTGAGAATTAAAACCTTTGTAGGTAAAGGCTGCACCGTTGTCAGTAGCAACAGTAACTCTTTTAGATGCAACTACGGTTTGATTATATAATTTGGCCATTTTATGTCTCCCTGTCTGTGTTATCAGGAGTTAATTGTGCAGGTGCTTGATTCTCATGCAAGGCCCACGGTTCGTGCATTGGGATTCTTTTCATTATGCTCTTTAACGGAGTGCTTACAGAATATCTATTTTTATTTTCCCAAGGTTCAGCAGAATCAGTTACTATGTTATCATGTACAACTAAAACTGCTGCTGATACTGCTGCGGTGGCTGCTGTTCCATTCATGTTAATTGTTGCTGCGGTTTCAACATGGTCTCCTCCGCTTAGAATATTTGTATTAGCACCAGCAGTAAAGTTGTTATTAACACCTGTAGATACTTCTAAATTTGTAGTAGTGGTTATAAAACCATTACCGCCAACTAACAGTTTCATGTCATATTGACTTTCTATATGCACCTTGCCGCTGTCAAATCCATTAGCATCAGCACTATCTCCGTTGCTGTAATCTGCTGATGCTTTTATATTAACGTTTCTGCCGGCTTCTAAATTGATGTCTCGATCGGCTCGCAGATTTAAATCGTTTTTAGTATGCACACTAACACTGTCTTCAGCATAGATATCTATTTTACCATTGCTGGTCAACTCTATCCATGTTGAGCCTTTAGAATTACCTATGTAAATCAAATCTTCAGAATTATGCATTAAGATTTGATGTCCGGTTCTAGTTCTTATACGAAAATATTCGTTATAAGGAATATTAGGATTTCCTTTTTCTCCGTTGGAAGTATCGGCATATTCAACTGGACCTTCGCCTGCCGATGTTAGGCGTTGATATTGGTCGTCACCGTCATCCATGACAAACGTAGTTCCACCTAATCTAGATACAGGCACTGGTACTGAACTTGAACTTTTCTTCTTACCTAGAAATTGTTTTTTAGTTCCTTCTCCGCGATTAAATGGTCCGGGGGTGCTTATACCAAATACGCTGTTAGGAACCGTACGTCTACCTGTTGATGTTGTCACACCACGAACATCATCTTCTAAAAGGCCTTGTTTTAAAAACACATCTGCAATAGGATGCACTGGTTTTTTAATTTTATCAATGTTTAAACTTTTTTCTAGTGAGTTAGTTTTTCTGTTAACTTCTGCTACAGGCAAAGGTTGCGTAGTATCGTATTTCTTTTTTTGATCAGGCGATGCTTCAAATTCTGTACTGCCGCCTATAGCCGGAATCATTTGATTAGCAAATCTACCTGGAACACAGCCAATGAAATAACCGTCTGCAAGATTTCCGCCAACAAACACCACTAGCACAGTTGTTCCTATCTCAACTGTTGGGAACCACATACCATAACTCTGCTGCGTGTCATTCCAGTCTGTTTTATTCAGTCCCATATTTTCGTAGGCAGTTATGCCATAAAAGGGACTGGCATACTTTACTGGAAAACTTTGAGAGTCTTCTCCTATAGTAGCACCTTGATTGTCTAACAAAGTAACTTCTAACCCGCACATAAAACTAGGATCAAGGTAACCAACTACCTTGGCCAACATTATTCCTGTGCCAACTTTGCCGTCAGATAGTTGCGATTGTGTTCGTTTTTCAATAGCCATTATTCACCTTCATCGCCACCATAAACTGTATTGTCAATTGGACCTGTTGGTTTCGGTGCTTCTTTAACTTCGTATAACCATTGGTTCTGTCTATCAATTTCTGCCCTTCCAGCAAAGTCAACGCTTTGATTAATTATGCGATTCATATCGAGAGTCTGTGTATAAATGCCACTGGACCATTTATGGTCTACCCCAACAACTCTATACAGGCCGCTGTAAGGACTAACCCACTGCCCTTTAGGAAAATTAAATAAGCCGCCACGACCCGTAGTTCCTAGATTAGGTTCAATAGGATTTCTAAAACTTACAAATATAAAAATTTCGGATCCTTGCCAATTCATTGTACCTTCGGCAGTAATTTGTTCGTTTGGACCATACTCTCCTAAAAACTTAGAACAGATACCCGAATCCGAAAGATAATATGGATCTCCTAAGATTTCCATTTTTACATTCATCATATCTCTGTTTCCGTTTTGGAAAGCATCTTGGAATGCATCAGCAATAACTTGCTCAACTGTTTTTTCTCCAGAGTATGTTCCAGTTTGTATCTTGTAATTAGGTTTTACAGCAGGTGTTCCTGTTTCCGATGTAACCGACTGTGGCGCAGCGCCAGACTGTGCCTGTGCGGATAATCTCTTAGTCTCAGCAGCAGATTGATTATCATCGTTTTGTATCGAAGCATGCTGTTGAGGCGGCCTAGGTAGTTGACCTGTATGAAACATTCCGTTAAATGTAAGATCTAATTTTAGAATATCATTATTTTGACCTGAATACAAATAATCATATCTTTTCGCGCATATGGCTTCTCTGCCTTGAGTAGGAGTAGCAGAACTAGGATTTTTCAAATATTCTGCGCTAACTTTAAACGGTACAACTCTATAGATATATTTTTTTGCTCTCTGATTTCTAATTTTATCGTATTCTAAAAGATCAATTTGTACATCAACTCTAAACCAGTTTACAAGACCGGTTTTAGGATCAATGGCTTCTGGTCTAAGATTTTTTGAACAATATTCGCTGGCCAGTACTATCCATTTAATAACATTGGTAATTTGAACTTTTTTACCAAATGTAAAAACTCGACGAGATGGATCGATACTCATTTGATCTCGCTGTATTCTTCCAGTAGAAGGATCAACAGTATCTGCTGCATCTTTAAAAAGATAGTTTCCGCCAGATGTTGCATCAAAGCCCATACTGCTGTAACCAATAGGTCCTTGGCCGTATTCAAGCGTGTCAAAGTCTGCGTTAACTCCGGCCTTAATGGGTTTTCCAGCATTAATATCCACCATGGCTCTTAGTGTATCGGCTGTTGCACCGCCTTCTAGTCCAACTCTATCTTGCCAGTCTATAGGAAAAACTATTTCATATAGGTCTGGTTTCCCTATCATATTGCGATCTACTAATTCAAACTGTGAAGTATTCAGAGCATTCATTAGACTGTTTTTACCACTGGCTAAAACTTCTAATACAGTATTACCTGATATGTTTAATTCAACAGGATATGTATTGGCTCCGTCTAGATATCCTGAGTGGTGCAACGGTACTGCTTTGCATTTGTATCTGCTGCCGCCTTCGTCCACTTTCATATCTGATTCAGTAATTTTTATTGTAAAATATTTGGCCAGTTGTTCTTTGCTGGCAAATATTCTACCCTTGTCGTCAAACCCTACAAATTCTAATTTTAATAGAAAAGGAACATCGCCAATGTAATGAGGATACCCTGCAGATAATGCTGCTGACAAAAGACTTTGATAAAATAATCCCATACTGTATGGTTCATAGACATCAAATTCAAATTGTGTTACATTAGTCCAACCGGCATCTTGACCTGCTAGTCTACTAATAAAATTAATATTATCGATAAAAAATTCTGGAGAACCGTTAGATGTTTTTGCCCGTTGTTCGTCATATCTTCCTGCACTAGATATAACAATATTTTTTAAAGCACCCGGTTTACCTCTGTATGTATTAGGATTATTAAACTGACTAGGTTCAAGGCAACACAAAGTCCATATATTACTATATGAAGCAAATTGTTCTAATACATTAGGGTAAGGCGGGCCTCCTTTAATTTTGTCTAATCCAAAAATTTTCACAGCAGGTGTTCCTGTTGAATCTTGATTAGAATTTGAAGCCTTGGAAGTATTTAAAGTGGCCGAATTAGCAGTAGGAACTCCGGAGATTACTCTTGCTACTCCTGCTGCAATGCCTGGAAGATTAGTCACAGCAGAAACAGGATTTCCATCAGGTCTTAATACTGTACCAATTGTCTGACCAATGTCTCTAAATATTGACACGTTAGACTCCTAAATACTTTTCTAAATTTGATTTCTTAGGACAATAAATTTGTGTGCCTGGTTCAAAGTCATAGATAGGATCTTTGATTACACTCATGTTTCTTTGAACAAACACCCACCATAACTGTGAATTACCGTAAAGGTCAAATGCTAGAAGATCTGGTCTATGCCTATATTGATTTTCAATTGTATATAAAAAATCATCTAATTCGGCCGGAACTGGACGTATGGTTAGAAGTTCTAAATATAGATTGTTTTCTTTGGTGTTCCTATAAGGGGAAGAAGCGGTATATGTCGCCATGATTATACGAATCCTGATCCTGCTACCACATTGCCGTTGGCATAATCTTTGAGACTAAACTGTCTCAATCGTGTTCTATTATAGATAGGCGCAACTACTATAGTAATATTACTAGTAGTTGGTACCCAAGTAGGTGCTGGGCCTTTATTATATTTCATATAACTAACATCTTCTTTTAAATCTACGCTAAAAGATTTAATGATGATTGGGATTCCAGTAAAGACTCTGGCTCCGTATCCGCTGAGTTGGCATATCACTGGAGGATTACCTACATTCTCTCCTGTACCATAAAACATTCTAGTGGCTGTTTTAAAAAATGTTGTGCCTTGAATCCAATACTCAGCATCTAGTTCTGTTTCAACAGAGAACTCACCACTGATCTGAATATCATCTACTTGACTGTTTTTATAAACATAAAAAGGATGAATGTTATGTACAGGATCAATTTGTGAATAGTTTGCTTTTGTTGAAACTGTGATGTTAGGCAGATACGGAAAAACAAATCCACCTGTTTCAGACAATCTACTAAAAGCATTTCCAAACAGACCAAAATTACAATTTACTTTTACACGCCAGTCGTTTTGTGATCCCGGTTTTAATTCAACGAAAGATCCCTGAGCACTAAATAATTCTGCTCCACTTGGTAAATTTTTTCCTCTGGCCAAACTCAATAAATTGTTCAACATACCTGCCGCTGACGATACTTGTCCTGCTAGTTTAGCAAGTCCGCCACCTAAGCCGCCGCCTGCAAGTCCTAGTTTGTCTAAACTAGCACCTATATTAGATGCAACATTACTAATAGAACCAACTGAATTAGCGGCACCACTAATGGCGCTTTGTGCATTAGAAGCAAGACTTTGTATGGGATTGCCAATGCCACCCATTGCTCCAGTAACACCGCCTAACGCATTTTTTGCGTCGGATGCAAATGTTGTAGCAGATGCAGTAAAGCCGTTAAGACCGGATCCAATACCGCCCGATAGTTTAGAAACTGTGTCGTTGACATTAGATTTAAGAGAGGCAAATTGTGTTCCGTTCATTGCACCACTAGCAGAATCTGCGGCTGCAGATACCTGCTGAGAAACAGAAGAAACTAATTTAGCCAAAGGGTTTATAGATAGTGGCATTTTGGTGAAAAAACTCCGTTATAACTCTATTTATTATATGAAAAATATGCTAATATTATTACCTACTAGGAGTATTTGGGATTGATGACAACACAACCACCTAAGATAAAATATCTTACAAACAAGGATTTATTAAAAGAAATACATTTAAGCAAAAATACATATTGTAGTTTTACTAGTCCGGAATATCATGAGTACGATATGATCGTTCCAAATTTAGAAAAAATTAACATACGTACTATTGCCGATGCGAAGCGCACCAGGGCCACAAGACAGGCCAAACAAAATTACGAAGCAGCGCAGTCTAAGGGAGGTAAAAAACTATCTCTAAAAGAATTTGAAATAGATTATAAAAAGATCGCCAAGCAAGATGTGGTATTTCGTGTGATGACGTTTGAACATATTCCATTGGCTCCGGGACGTAAAAAAACTTTAAAGAATACTGCCGACAGCCACGAGAAAGTAAACTTTCCTCCATTCCAGCATTGGAAATTTGACGAAAATAACAATTTAATTTGTGTAGGCAAAAGTCATTGGAAGGGCGGGTTGGACAATGGATCATTTAATAAAGAGCACGGAAAAATGACCAATAATCTAGCACGGATGTTTTTAAAACTCTGTGAAAGATATGCTACAAGAGGTAACGTTCGTGGCTACACATACAATGACGAGA